TTGTCAAGCCTTGATAGTATGCTATAATATACATAACGAAAGTTTATCTAAAATTACAATGTTATGTCTAAAAAGAAATCAGAACATTATGTGAATAACAAGGAGTTGCTTGAGGCACTGATTGTTTATAGATCCAAGGTAGAAGCAAGTTTTATGGGGATCAACGGTAGAGAACCTACCAAGGCAGATAGGTCACAGCGTTGGGAAGGAAAACCACAAATCACCAATTATTTGGGTGAATGTTTTTTGAAGATTGCAACGCACTTATCCTACAAACCGAACTTTGTAAATTATATGTTCAGAGATGATATGATCTCTGATGGTATTGAAAATTGTGTTCAGTACATTCATAACTTCGATCCAGAGAAGTCTAAGAACCCATTTGCATACTTCACCCAGATTATTCACTACGCCTTTCTACGTCGAATTCAGAAAGAGAAGAAGCAATTGGAAATCAAAACTAAGATCATCGAACGCACTGGTTACGATGAAGTTATGATGGTTGACGATAGCTTGCTTTCTAGCAGCAGTTCAGAGTATAATACAATCAAGGATAATATTACGTACAAGACAAATCGTCAATGAAGGTTGCCATTATTACCGATCAGCACTTTGGAGCTCGTAAGGGTTCAAAGTTTCTTCATGAATATTTTAAGAAGTTCTATGATGATGTTTTCTTCCCATACCTAGAAGAAAATAAAATTACTACGATAATTGATATGGGCGACACGTTTGATAACCGTCGCTCTATTGATTTGTGGTCTCTTGAATGGGCAAAGGAGAATTACTACGATCGCTTAGAAAAATTAGGCATTACTATTCATACTATCGTTGGTAATCATACTGCATATTATAAAGATACTAATTCTATCAACTCTGTGGATTTGTTGCTTAAGCAATATAATAATGTAAAAATCTACTCAGAATGTACTGAGGTAATGATAGATAACCTGCAAGTATTGTTTATTCCTTGGATCAATGCGGAAAATTTTGATAATACTGTCAAGGTTGTCAAAGCTACTGATAGCATATGTGCGATGGGGCACCTTGAACTTAACGGATTCAGAGCGCATCGTGGACACGTCATGGAAGATGGTATGGCGTGCGACTTATTTGAAAAGTTCGACAAAGTGTTTTCAGGACACTACCATACACGGTCAGACAACGGAAAAATCTTCTACCTAGGAAATCCTTATGAGATGTTCTGGAATGATGTAAATGATCCTCGGGGATTTACAATCTTTGATACTGAGACTTTAGAGTTTGAGTATAATGATAATCCCTATAAACTCTTTTATAACATCTATTACGAAGATACTCCATATCAAACTTTTGATACTCGTGAATACGAAGGTAAGATTGTAAAGGTTATCGTTAGGAAGAAAACCGAACCAAAGAAATTTGAAAAGTTTATAGATAAGTTATATTCCTGTGGCATTCAAGATTTAAAGATTGTTGAAAATTTTTCTATTCAAGAAAATGAAGATTTTGAAGTTGATGAAAGTGAAAACACAATCTCTATCTTGAATCGTTATATTGATGAAGCAGAATTTGATTGTGATAAAACAATTATTAAGGGAATACTTCAAAAAGTCTATTCACAAGCTTGCCAGGTAGAGTAATGTTTCTTCTGACGCTCAGAGATAACAAAGATGAGGGCGCATATGCCGTTCAAAATCGTTACGGTGAGAAAGTTCTTTTTCTCTTTGAGGATGAAGATGATGCAGAACGTTATGCAATGCACTTGCACGAAGATGAAGAAGCAGAAATGGATGTCGTAGAAGTTGATGATGCACTTGCAATTATTACCTGTAAACGCTATAATTATAAGTATGCGGTCGTCACGCAGAATGATATTGTAATCCCTCCAAAATTAGATGATAACCTTCCAGAAGATTAGATGGAAAAACTTTTTGTCAACGGGCAATCAGTTTACTGAGGTTAATTTTCAACAAAGTAATACAAATCTAATTATTGGAACTAATGGTGCCGGAAAATCCACAATGCTGGATGCACTAACTTTTGTTCTGTTCAATAAACCGTTTCGTAAAATCAATAAACCTCAATTAATTAATACTACAAATGAGCGTGATTGTTTAGTTGAGATTGAGTTTGAAATTAATACTCGAAAGTATCTTGTTAGACGTGGAATCAAACCCAACGTATTTGATATTGTTGTAAATGGAGTTGAGTTGCATCGCGAAGCAGATGATCGTGCAATGCAACGTATTCTGGAAGAGAATATTCTGAAAGTAAATTATAAATCATTTACTCAAATTGTAATTTTGGGTAGTAGTACATTTGTGCCTTTTATGCAACTGACTTGTGCAAATCGGCGTGAAGTTATTGAAGATCTTTTAGATATTCGTATCTTTTCTTTAATGAATAGTCTCCTCAAGGACAAGATTCGTACTCACAAGGATCAAGTAAAATCTTTTGATTTGAAGAAAGAAACTCTCAAAGATAAGATGAAGATGCAACAGAACTTTATAGATGAGTTGGAAAATCGTGGTAAGCAGAATATTGATAATAATAAATCTAAGATTACAAAACTTATGGAAGAAGTTGATGGATATATGTTGGAGAATGTAAAACTTGAAAAAGATGTACATAAGTTTACTAAAGATCAAGAAGATGTAACAGGAGCAAGACAAAAGTTGGCGAAACTAAACACACTTCGCGGAAAACTGTCTGCAAAAGTATCTGCTATTACTAAAGAACACAAATTCTTTATGGAGAATACGGTATGCCCCACTTGTACTCAAGATATTAAAGAGTCATTCCGGTTAAATAAAATTGATGACGTTCAAAATACGGCAAAGGAACTAAAGGAAGGTTTTAACGAGTTGGAATCGACCATTAAGTTTGAACAAGAAAGAGAACGTCAATTTAACACACTTTCACAGGAGATTGTAAATCTAACGCATGGCATTTCTCAGAACAATACTCGGGTTAACGGAAATCAACGACAAATCCGAGATCTTGAACATGAAATTCAAACGATTACCGAGAACCTTGCAAACCGAAATACTGAAAATGAAAAGTTAGACGAATTTAAGTCCAATCTCCAACAGACAATTGAATACTTATCAGACAAAAAACAAGAAATTGTTTATCACGATTTCGCCTACTCCTTACTCAAGGACGACGGTGTAAAAACGAAGATTATTAAAAAGTATCTTCCATTCATTAATCAGCAGGTTAATCGATATCTTCAGATGATGGATTTTTATATCAACTTCCATCTTGATGAAGAATTTAAGGAAACTGTGAAGTCCCCCATTCACGAAGACTTTTCTTATAGTTCTTTTAGTGAGGGTGAAAAGATGAGAATAGACCTTGCCCTACTCTTCACCTGGCGTGAGGTAGCGCGTGTCAAAAATTCTGTAAATACTAACCTGTTGATTATGGATGAGGTGTTTGATTCTTCACTTGATGGATTTGGAACTGATGAGTTTCTAAAAATTATTCGTTATGTTATTAAAGACGCTAACATATTTGTCATATCTCATAAACAAGATATGCGAGACAAATTTGAAAGTGTTATAATGTTTGATAAAGTCAAAGGATTTTCTCGTAAAGTATCTTCAGATAAGGAGTAGTAATGAACGTCCCAAACTGGAAGCATCATTCTAAAAAAGAGCAGAAACAGACTCTTAAACCCCAAGCAATGCGTGATAGAAGAGCAGCATTGCAAGCATTTAAGAAGAAGCACAAGAACCGTCCCGATAAGGCGGTTTCGTCGTATTATGAGACAATTAGATTGATAAATACCTAAAAAGTATTTGTATAGATGGACAACTTTTACGAAGAAGTATATCAATATCTTACTAATGAGGGTATTGAGGAAGAAGAAGCAACTGTAGTTGTTAATCATCTATATGAAGCAAATGTTCATGAATATGGATTGATTACCGAAAACCGAGGTAAGGCAGTTTTGAATCTGCTCAGAACAGTCGGAATGATGTCTGGCATTTTAAAAAATCCTGCTGCTAAGAAAGCAGTAAAAGCAACTACTCAGAAAATTACTGGCACTCCTCTTCAAGGAAATCTCCTCACCAAAACGGGTAAGGCACAAAACTTTACTGGTGGAAGAACACCATTTACTGGCACCAGTCCAGTTCCTGCTGCAAGCTCTGCTTTACCAAAACCAAAAGTACCTGCTGCACAATCACCAGGACAGATGCAGATTCCTGGAACTTCTGCTAAAGCACAAGACTTGAGAAATGTCACAAAAAACCCCAATTTGGGACTTCCTGGCAATACTCAAGGATTTGGGATAGCAAGTCCTATGCCAAAACCCACACCTGCTGGTCCTCCAATACCAAATGCTGTTAGTCAATCAATAAGAAATCTTGGTAAACCTCCAGCATCACCTACTGTATCTAAAGTTGATAAAGTTATAAGTGCTGTTAAAAAATCTGCACTCCCAGTTGGTGTCGCTGGTGCTACTGGATTAGCACTTAGTGGTAGTCAAGGTCCTAAGAAAACTGAAGTACGTATGCCTGCTTCTCAAACGCCTTCTACCAGTCGCCCCGAATCTCCACCACAGTTCCAAGGAACTGGTGAGCGATCTGCTGAGGCAAATGCGAAGAAGCAAGAAGATGCAAAGGCAAACGCGGAAAGAAGAAGAAAGTCTATTAAGAGTTTTGATGCAGCATTTGCGGATGCTAGAAAGGCGGGTAAGTCAGAATTTTCTTGGCGTGGAAAGCAATACAACACTAAATATAAAGGAGAATAACTTTTCTATATTACAATGGAAGCAAAAGATGTAAAGACTCTTATGGAGGCATATGCTTCCGTTTATGAGGGATATGGTAAAAAGAAAAAGGGCGATTGTGTAAGCAAGTCTGAAAAAGGCACTCACAATTGTGCTAAAAAAGTCTGCTCTGAGCAGTGGGGTGAAGGTGAAACTATCTTTGGTCAGCACGCTGTTCCCGACGAGAATGGTTTCGTTTCACACTACGATGTTCAGTTTGAGCACGGTATTGTAGAGAACGTTTCTGTAGAAGAACTGGAAATTATTACTGAAGGAGTTCATCCTGAGCACGTTGAACATCAGGAAGATACCATCAGTGAAATGGGTGGTATAATGAGTGCTGTTAAAAAAGCTGTTAAAACTGTTATTGGTCCTGCTGATCAATCTCCCGAAGCAGAAGCAGCAAGAGTGAACAAGCGTAGACCTCAAACAAAACAGGAAAGGGGTGTTGCTGCTGGAACTGTAAACAATGAAGATGTAGACATCTTTGATATTATTAAAGGTCACTTGATTGATGAAGGTTTTGCTGACACTGAGGAGGCTGCGGTCGCCATTATGGCAAATATGAGTGAAGGATGGAAAGTGAGTATTGTTGAAGGCAAACAATCCGAATAGAACCAGTTCATAAACTGTCTACTGGGAGGTCTTCGGACC